GAGGAATAATATGTCATCGACAATGCTCGAACTCATGCAACAAACATCTAGTGAACTAGGTCTAGTTGCACCAACTTATGTCGCAGGCAATACCCAACAAGATGTAATTCAGTTATTAGCTTTAATGAATCGTGCTGGTTATAACCTGATTAAAGAATACGATTGGCGAGCATTGCAAAAGGAGTATCGTTTCTACACACAAGCTATTAGTACGACTGGCGATGGTGTAAATGGTTCTTACAATCTGTTAAATGTAGCAAATACAACAGGTTTAAGTAATAAGTGGCAAGTAACTGGCACAGGAATAGCACAAGATTGTTATGTTGTTTCTGTTGCTGGTTCTACTGTAACGCTTAATCAACCATTACAAGCGACTAATGTAGGCATCGACTTAACATTTGGTCAAACAAAGTACGATTTACCTTCTGATTACGAGACTATTACTGATCGTACCCAATGGGACAAAACCAAACATTGGGAAATGCTCGGGCCAGAAGATGCACAACAATGGCAATGGCTAAAGTCGGGTTATATTTCGACAGGCCCACGAGTAAGATGGCGAATCTATGGCGAATATTTCAATATATGGCCAATAATGAACACACAGGAGTATCTAGGATATGAATACAGATCAAAAGGGTGGGCTGAAAGTTCAACTGGAGTTGTTAAAAACAGCTTTACTGCTGATACTGACACGACTTTTCTTGACGATACAATCATGGTGCTTGCTACTAAACTCAAGTTCTTCCAAATTAAAGGATTTGATGTTACGAGCCTACAACAAGATTACGAAAGGTACTTAAGTGTAGCTAAAGCAAACGATAAGGGTAGTGCTACATTGAGTTTTGCACCTTATCCAAGCAAGGTATTGATAGGATATGCAAATATTCCTGATACTGGATATGGCTCATGATTCCACAGAAGCGTAGTGCTAAGACAGCAAGTATTCCAGCACCAATAGGAGGTTGGAACGCAAGAGATTCGTTATCAAACATGGATCCAATGGATGCTGTAACTATGAATAACTGGTTTCCTACACCTACAGACATTACTTTTAGGAAAGGTTACACGAAGTCATCAATAGGTATATCAGGTAAAGTTAATACTTTGATGAATTACTCTAGTCCTACAGGTAATAAACTGTTTGCAGTAGGCACTACAGTCATTTATGATGCATCAACAAGTACAGCAACAAGCGTATTTACAGGACTTACTAATAATAGATTTCAGTATGTATCTTTAACTAACTCTGGTGGTAGTTTTCTTATTGCGTGTAATGGTGCAGACCCAGTCTTAGTTTATAACGGAACATTTTGGTCTTATGTAGCTACGACATCGACTGCACAGACTATATCCTCAATAACAAGAAGTGGAACTACTGCTACGCTTACGACAGCAGCCAATCATGGGTTAGTAACAGGTAATCAAGTCACGATTACAGGTGCAACAAGTAGCGAATATAACGGAAATTACAGAATTACAGTTACAGGTGTAACGACATTCACTTATACGATGGCGAGTACCCCTGCAGCTAATGCAACAGTTGTGGGGACTTATACAGTTTTAGGGATTACAGGAGTTAATTCAAATACATTTATAGGAGTTAATCTCTTTAAAAACAGACTGTATTTTACGCAAAAAGACAGTTTAAATTGTTGGTATATGCCTGTTCAAAGCATTGGTGGTGCAGCAAGTCAGTTAGATTTCGGTAGTATTGCAAGAAATGGTGGCTACTTACAAGCAATGGCAACATGGACAATAGATGCTGGTGAAGGTGCAGACGATTACGCTGTATTTGTTACATCTAATGGTGAAACAATCGTTTATTTAGGTACTGATCCTAGCAATGTAGCGACATGGGCATTAAAAGGAGTATGGCAATTAGGTCAAACATTTACTAGAAGATGTTTTTTTAAGTGGGGTGGTGATGTTTTACTACTAACTCAAGATGGACTTGTACCACTTGCTAGTGCTTTACAGTCATCAAGATTAGACCCTAGAGTTAATCTAACAGACAAGATTTATTATGCTGTTAGTCAAGCTGCTAGTTCTTTTTCAAGTTTACCTAATTGGCAGATTTCGTATTACGCTGGTGAGAATATGCTTATTTTAAACATTCCGACAGATGTTGGGATGCAACAATATGTCATGCACACGATTACAAAGTCATGGGGACAATTTACAGGTATTGAGGCTTATACATTTCAGATGAGTTCTAGTGAAATGTACTTTGGTGGTGATGGCTATGTAGGTAAGTTTTGGGACACATTTGCAGATAATGGAACAAACATAACAGGTCAAGTTCAACAGGCATATAGCTATTTCGAGACTAGAGGGCAACAAAAGAGATTCACAATGGTAAGACCTATGCTATTGACAGATAATGGTGTACCAACTGTTTTATGCAATGTATCGACAGACTTTCAAGAACAGAATAACTTAGGTGCAGTACAGTTTAACCCTGGTGCGTATGCAATAGGTAAGTGGGATACAGCGTTGTGGGATCAAGCAACATGGGGTGGAACATTGACAATTAACAAAGATTGGCAAGGAGTAACAGGAATAGGTTACTGTGCAGGGTTAAATTTAAGTATTGCAAGTCAAGGAATTGAAGTGCATTGGACATCTACCGATTTCGTAATGGAGGCAGGTGGAGTTATATAGTTTTTTAAGAAAATCGAGTATAATTGGTACAAGACCGATAACTTGGTTTCTTTTAACAGGAGAGAGTTATGGGTTTATTTGATCAAGCAACATCACAACCAATGCAAGGTTTAATGGGGTTAGCACAACAACCTCAACAAGGACAACCTTATCAAGGTATGGCTGGCTTATCTTATTCTGATTCACTAGAAGCTCAAAGATTTAATAGTTTAACTAACGATCAAAAAGCACAACAATACCAGCAACAATTACAGCAATTACAACAGTCTCCATCTGTAGCTGCACCTAGAGATACAATCCCAGGCATGACACCTAGAAATTATGAAGGTAATAGTTTAATGGGTGGTATGCCTAGTATGTTGCAAGACGAAATAAGAAGATTGCAAGACCCTAATTACCAACAACCTTTTAATGCACAAAGTAGCATTAATGATACACCTATGGGTACTCAATCTTTTAATAGTAATATGCCTATGTTAGGACAACAATCTCAACAGTTTATGGGACAACAACCACAAGCTATGCAAGGACAACCTGTAAATACGCAAACTGTGCAACCTAATTTTATGGGTCAAACACCATTTGGACAACCACAGACTAGTCAATTTACTTCTACAAACCCTTTTGTACAAGCTGCACAAGCTAATGCTCAAGGGAATATTGCTGGTGCATTGCAAGCAACTGCAGCGAATCGTATCAATCAACAAACACCATACGGAAGTTTACAGTATCAACAAACAGGTACAGATGCTCAGGGTAATCCTATTTGGAGTGCTAATCAACAGTTAAGCCCTGAGTTACAACAACTTACTCAAAGTTCATTAGCTGGCTTACAAGCATCGCAAGCGAATCCGATGTATGGAATTAACCCTGGCGATACTTACTCCAATGCAATTATGCAAAGGTTACAACCTCAACAATCTCAAGCAAGAGAGGCTCTTGATGCACAGTTAGCTAATCAAGGAATTATGCCTGGCTCTGAGGCTTACAATCGTGCTAAAACATTACTAGGTCAAACTCAAAATGATGCTTTAACAAGTGCTATTGTTGGTGGTATGCAAACAGGTCTACAAGCACAAGGTCTACAAAATACGACAGCAGCGAATATTCGTAATCTAGCAACACCAGGCTATGTTAATCCTTATAACCAAGCAGCAGTAGCAGGGCCTGATTATCTAAGTGCATATACAAGTCAAAACGCTACAGATATTGCAAGACAAAACGCTGAAGCAGCACAAAGATCATCTCTTTTAAGTGGATTAGCAGGACTTGGTTCAAGTGCAATATTAGGTGGCACAGGTGCTAATAGTGCATTGGGTGGATTATTAGGACTAGGTGCAAGTGGTGCAAATGCTTTAACTAATTCTAGTTTATGGAGTCAATTATTTAATAGTGGTGGTGTACCATCAAGCGATATATTTAGTAATGGTAATTTAGTAGATTCTAGTGGAAATGTACTATTAAATTCAGGCATCTTAGATTCAGGAATTATGTAATGAAAGCTAGTGAAATCATTCAAATTGATGCACAAAAAAGTGGTATTGACCCACAAAAAGCATTAGCTATGCTTAATTACCAAGCAAAACAAAAGCAAAATTTAATTGTGCAAAAAAATGATTCTTTAATGGTGCTTACTGCTATTGCACCTAATACTGTTGAAGGTTATTTAATAACTGCTGATAAACCAATGGCATTATCTAAATCACTTATGCAATTTTGGGAAGAAATCCAAAAAAATGATGATATACAAATTGTTTATGGTCAAGCAGATGAGCCAAATATTTTAAAACTAATGAAATTAGTTGGATGGCCTATCGAAGATTCTGATAATCCGAAATATAAATGGATGGCGAGGAAATAATGGGATGTTTTAGCCAAGTATTTGACAGAGTTTCTGATGTAATAGGCACAGGTGGTGGTGACCAAGGATTGCTTAACGCTATTGATGAAGGAGTGCAATCAGTAGGTAAAGGACTTGAATCAGTAGATGATACAGTTAATGAAGAAATACCTGGTGGTTGGTACACAGTTGCAGCAGTTGCTATTGGCGGTGCATTATTAGGGCCTGAGTTATTAGCAGCCGAAGGTGCAGGATTTACAGGTGCAACAGAAACAGGATTAGCAACATTAGCTGGTGAAGGTGCAGCAACAGACTTAGCAGGCACTACTTTATTAGGTGAAGCTGGTTTGACAGGTGCAGCCGAATCAGGAATTGGAGAGGCATTTACTTCACCAATAGTTGATGCACCTATTAGTCAATACGAATTAAGTCCTATTACTGATTTTAGCCCTAATGTACCTATAGAATCTGTGTCACCTGAGTTTGATCCTACAGGTAGCTTACAAACACCTCAACCTACACCTACATACGACTTTAGTCCTAATACACCTATTGAACAAGTATCACCTGAACTAGACCCAACAGGTAGTCTAGCAAATACAGGAATAACAGGTAAAGATGTATTAGATACATTAAGAACAGCTAATACTGTTAAGAATGTAGTTAAAGCATTAACACCTCAAGAACAAGCAATAAAGAACTTACAGACTAGCCAACAACAGATGAACATGGCTAATATGCTAAGAGGTACACAAATGCCTCAGACAGCGTTACCACCTATTTATAAGCAAGCGAATCCATTTAACTTTGGACAACAGAATCAACCTGTGCAAGATACAACTGCACTAGCAAATTTATTGAGGACAGCATAATGGCACAATCTCCCTATCTTGATCAAAATGCACCTGAGATATTGGCTCTTGAAAGACAGAAGAAACTTGCAGATTTACTACAAGCTAGAGCATTAGAGCAACCACAAGGACAAATGGTAAGTGGTCGTTATGTTGCACCTAGTTTAGTACAACAGTTAGCACCTTTAGCTAATGCTTATATGGGTAGAAAAGCAGGGGAAAATTACGAATCTCAAGCAGGCAAATTAGCTCAAAAGTTGCGTGAACAGAATTTAACTGAAGGTAAAGATATTCTAAGCACAATGATGGGACAAGAGGGTGTAGTTGGGAATCTTCCATTAGGAGGCACTAATCAAGCGATAGGCTCATTAGAAGAACCTATGGGTGACTATGTAGCACCTAAAACAGCCGTAGCACCTGATAAGCTAGGTGCATTAATGAAAGCATTAGGATCGCAAGGTTCAATAGGACAATCATTAGCACCTCAACTAATGTCTAATATGTTTAAAGAAGATGCATTAACAATATTGCCTGAAGGTGGAACAGCTATTAATCGTAAAGGTGAAGTAATTGCTACAGGTAAACCTAAAGAGGAAAAACCTCCTGTTTCTTATCAAGAATATCAATTAGCAAAAAAAGAAGGATTCCCTGGCACATTCCAACAGTATCAAGATTTAGATGCTAATCGCAAAAGACCTGTTACCAATGTAAATGTAATGCCTGAACAAAAAGTCTTTGAAAACACACAAAAACTTAGAGGTGAATTTAGAGCAGAACCAATTTACAAAGCACATCAAGAAGTACAAAGTGCATTTAATCAAGTAAAAGATGGTTTAGAGGCAAAAAGTCCTGCTGGTGACTTAGCTGCAGCGACTAAATTTATGAAGTTATTAGACCCAGGCTCTGTTGTAAGAGAATCTGAATTAGCGTTAGCAATGCAAGCTGGTGGTGCATTAGATCGTTTGACTAGTTATGCAAGTAATGTAGCAAATGGTACTAAATTAACTGACAAACAAAGAACAGATTTTAAAGATTTATCTACTAAATTCTTTAATACTTCTGCACAATTATTTAATGAAAAACAAAAAGAATTTTCAGATATTGCAAAACGCTACGACTTTAATCCTAAAGATGTAACTGGCGAACCTGTAAAATTACAAGGTGGTAAGCCAAATAATGCAATAACTGCTACAAATCAACAAACTGGTGAAAAATTAATGTCTACAGATGGTGGTAAGACATGGAAACCAATGGGAGGTCAATAATGAATCTACCTGAAGGGTTTACATTAGACACAAATTTACCTAAAGGGTTTGTATTAGATAGACCAACAAACAGATTGGGTGTGCCTGTAGGCGAAGGTGAACGCATTATGTTACCTGAACCTCAACAACCTAGAAAGTTAATGGATTACATTTCACCTATTGCTGAAGTGCCTGCAACCTTGTTAAGTGGTGCAGCGTTAGCCTTACCTAGTCCATTTGTAAACCCACAAAAACCATTAGAATTTGCTGGAAAGTATGCGTATAAACCACAATCGCCTGTTTCCCAAGACATTTTAAGCACAATGGGTAAAGCAGTAGAAGTATTGCCTCCATATTTAGGTGGTGGATTACTGCAAAGCATAGCTAAAGGTGGGAAGTTACTTCAAGCACCTACTCAGATGGGTGTAGAGTCTCAAGCACAGCGTTTAGCACAAACATTAAGAGGACAACCTACATCTACCATGAGTGGTGTTGGTGCTGCTGAAGTACCTAAAGTAATACAAAGATCAGAATTAGCACAAAATTTAAGAGTGCCTGTACCTACAACTAAAGGTGATGTTACTAGAGATTTAGGACAGCAAGCATTTGAAGCAGAAACAGTTAAAAATTATCCTGAAATTGGTAGACCTTTATTACAAAAAAAACTTGAGCAGAATGAACGCATATTACAGAACTTTGACGAGTATATAGACGCTACAGGCAAAGAAAAATATGGGTTAATAGAAACAGGTCGAGTTGTAGATAAAGCCCTTGTAGACAGTTCTAATAAGGCTAAAAAAGACATTCAAAACGCTTATGATAAAGCAAGAGAAGCTGGTGAAACAAGCCAATTAGTTGATGTAAATCCTGTAAAAGAATTTGTTAATGGGTTAGAGGCAGAGGCTTTAAATGCACCTATTATTACAACTGTAAAGATGAAGTTGGATTCTTTAGCAAAAGATGGCAAATTATCTATTAATGATTTAGAAGAAGTGCGTAAAATGATTGGTAGAGCATCTTCTACGACTGACACAAATATGTTGTATGGTAAAGACATTAAAAAAGTCATAGATAGCACTTTAGATAATCAAGGTGGTGATTTATACAAAGAAGCTAGAGGATTACGATCTAAGTATGCTAGAGACTTTGAAAACATTGGTTATGTAGACAAATTATTGAGTAAAAAGCCTGGTACTACTGATCGTTCTGTTGCGTTAGAAGATGTATTTAGTCATAGTATATTAAGTGGTTCTAAGCAAGATGTTCAAAATATTGCATTAACTTTAAAGAAAGCAGGCCCAGAAGGACAACAAGCATGGAAAGAATTACAAGGTCAAACAATACAACACATGAAAGACTTGGTGACTTCTAATGTAGAAAGAAATGCTAGTGGTTCACCTGTTGTAAGCCCAGCTAAGTTTAATTCGATTGTTAGAACATTAGATCAAGATGGAAAGTTAGATTACATATTTGGTAAAAAAGGTGCAGAAGAAATACGCAACCTATTAGAAACAACAATGATGACTAATTCACCATTAAAAGGTGCTGTAAATACATCTAATACTGCAAGTGCTTTAATACGAGGATTAGATGCAATATCTAAGTTTTCAAGTTCAATACCTTTAGTTGGTGGTGCTACTAAGTATGTAGCATCTAAAGCTAAAGAAAGTGCATTAAAAAAACAAGTAGAAGAAGCAGTTAATTTTGATCCAAAGAAGTTAGCTGAACAATTAAGGAAGGAACAACCATGAGTCGCAACGGAAGTGGGACATATAGCCTACCAGCAGGCAATCCTGTAGTAACAGGTACTACAATATCATCAACATGGGCAAATACAACATTAAACGATATTGCAAGTGCATTAACAGGATCAGTAGCAAGTGATGGTCAAACACCAATGACAGGAAGCCTTGCAATGGGTGGAAATAACATAACAAATGCAGGAACTATAACAGCCGTA